TTCCGTTCACGCTTGTCACCGGTGCCGGGATTGGATGATCTTCCAGGTATGCCTCCACCGCCGCCTCGATCTGTTCCGGCGTTGCGGCATGAGCGTCAATGTAGTCTATCATCGCGTCGTACCAGGACTGGAGCGGAGACGGGATCTGCGTGTCACCGGTAATCGATTTAACTACCAGCGTGGTGAAGACGATCGACTTGGCGAGCCCATTGGCGAAGTTGATCCGCAGTTCTCCTTTGCCGTATCCGGCATACGCGCTGTCCGTATCGGTGATTGTCCAGGCGAACTGCGTGCCGGTTACGTTGTCGACGATGTACGGAGCCGCATCGCCCTTCCGCTGGTGGACCAGCATCAGCGAAGTGATCGGCTCGTCGAAGCCTGAGACGTCAAAGATGATCTGACGGTAATTGTTTTCCATCTGCCGCCCCAGAGCGATTACCTGATTCTTGCACAGCTGTGCCACAGGTAGTGTCGTGTAGATCATTCAGCTTTCCCCCTTCTATTGTTTTGCAAGAGCAAACTGTGTGCCGCCGTCGATGCGTGCCCACAAGTTCGAGTTGAAGTATGTAAATTCAACGTAGTGCGATGTGTCGGCATACTGCCGCACTCTGTATGCCAGCGTGGCAGTTTGGACGTGGTCTCCACCGCCACCGCCACCCGACGCTGTCTTCGTGACTTTCCCCAGGATGACGTACGTGCCGGAGATCTCTTCAACAAGCACGCGGTCTCCGACGGTCGGTACGTAACTCGAGAGAAAGCAGTATTCCTTCGTTGTCGGCGCCGATTCTCCATCGATTGTGAGAGTTACTCCATCGCCGCTGCTGTATGAGGAAATTGTTCCAAGGATCACATGATCACCTTCTTTTCTGCGTAGTGCTGCATGCTGGCCCCGGTCTCGAGGCTGTAACTCCATTGCTTCTCAACAAAAAGCCCGGAGACTTCTCCGTGCTCGATCTGCAGGCAGTTCTGGAAGCCATGTTCAGGCTCGATGTCTGTCACCAGATTGACGCCCTCGACGGCCATCATTGAATCGTTGAGCAGCTTGTCAATATATGCCTCCAGTTCCGCCTGGGATGCCGCGCTGTCCAGCCGGTATACTTTGGTCAACTTGTAGCCCCTTCTTTCGATGGAAAGCACGCTGTCCAGGTTGTGGTTTTCAGCCGTGTAAGTCATTACCGAATGATCAGGAGTGCTCACCAATCCAACGAACACGTTCGGTATGCCGTATACATCGAAGTTGTCCGACATATCCGGGTGAATGGTCGACCCGGACCCGGACTTGTAAATGAAGTCCGGCACGGTTGCGCTGCGCTTTTTAATGCACTTCGCATAACCGTTGCCGTCCATGTGTAGAGATTCGAATCCGGCTTCCTCCAGCAGGGCGTTAAGGCTGTTCAAGATGTTGTCGCCGACAGCAAATTCCCGGTCGATCTGGAGCGCGTTCGTCGACTCGTCGATATACTGGCGATTCAGGCCGCACTCCGTCAGGATCTGGCTGAAAACAGTCGTGTATAGCGTTCCTGCAGCAAAGTAGTGCCTGGCATCAAATGCTGACTGCGCCAGGATATAACTTTCGTCATACAGTTCCAGCTTCGTCTGATCGTACGCAGATCCGTACGTCTTCGGGCTGGAGATCACCATGAACACACCTTCCCTGTGCTCCGCTCCGTCATCCGTGATGATCACCGGCGAGATCCTGTCCGACATGGCTTCAAAGGTCGGAACAGATAAGCGCATCATATCCATGTTGCAGGTGATAGATGCGCTTCTTTTGATCTTGGATTCGGCGTTGTAATTGACGCTGCACGCCTGGACCGGAAGTTCCCCGATCGGAACATAGTTGCGCAGGACATCGATCCTATACTTCATATTCGATGCCCTCGCTGTAATCTGTTTCCTCCAGGGTGAACTGGTATTCGTGCACGCCGAACCAGTTCAGCGAACTTTGGACTGATTTGCAGATCACCCAGGCTTTATCTCCCCTGAAGTTCCGGTAGAAGTAAATCTTACCGAGCTGCAGCTGCTCGGAGCACGCAACCGTCCACGTCCGAGCAAGCAGTTTGCCAACGTGGTGAACCGGCTTGGTTCTGCCGAGGTAACTGACCGAAACGACGTCCAGCGTATCCATCGAAGTGATCTGTGGCTGCTCATCCAGGCGTTCATTTACGTAGATGATCTCTCCGTCAACGGTGATCAGCGCCGGCTTCCTGCAGGTGTACATCGCGCTCACGGTTGTATCTCCGAACGTGTCGTCAGCGTTTACGCCGCGTACAACATAGTTGTCGACTCCGTTGCAGAAATAATCCATGTACTCCCCAGCGGCCGTCTGCGCAACCGGGATTCCGTTCCGAATTATGTAATGTGTGTCGAAAGATCCGGAGATCGTGAGCTTGTTATAGCCTTCCTGCATTTCAACCGATACGGCAGGCCCGGACACACCGGCCGGCTGTGTGAACGATACCGTTGCCCAGTCTGATAACTGCCCCAGGCTGTTTGCAACCCGTACCTTAATCAGATACGCGCCGCCAGGCAGGTACTCGTTCAGGAAATAGCTTTTATTCGGCGAATAGACCCACCCGGAATCATAATCTCCGACCATGACCTGGTACGCCAGCTGATCGTCTGCGTTCCACGTTACTGTCAGCCTGCCGGTTCCGGATATGGCCGAGATTGTCGGAGGATCCGGAGGAGTGTTGTTGACGAACGACAGAACGTTTGACCAGTCTGACGCAACGTCTGCGGTGTTGTAGCCCCGCACCCTCCAGTACACGGTCCCGGACTGCGAAACGGTCGCTTCATACGAAGTCTCAGATCCGGCTGCGTGTGATGCGATATCTGTCCACGTCAGCTGATCGGTGCTGGTCTGGATGTCGAATGCCGTCTGTGCTGTGCCTGTCGGCACTGAATAATTCCAGTTAAACTGCGCGGTCCCATACAGGATTCTGTTCGACGGCGAAAGAGCTTCAACCGTAGGAACAGCATCCGCTGTGTTTATGTTGACAACCGCCGTGTCGTATGTTTCGCCCGAATCCGCATTCGCCTTGATGTACATATCGTACGTTTCCGAAGACTCGAAAGTGTTGGCCGGCACCGTCACTGTTGACCCGGTGAAATTGATGCTTGTGTATGATCCTGCGCTTGTCTTTTTGTAATACAATATCCCACCAGCCACGGAGTACTGGTTCAATGCTTCAGAGTAGTATTGTGCCGAGACCGTGATGTTGAGAGGCGCGGCAGGATTGTGGTACCCTCCGGCGAAGTTGGTTGTAGCAACAAATGGAAATGTCGTTACAGGCGAAAATGCCAGGCTGAACCCAGAGCCGGTAAACGTCTGATCTTGCGTCTGCCGGTATATGCCGTCATCCGAGTAGAACGCCTGAACTATGGCATAGATTATCACCTTGCCGTTACGCGCGATCAGTTTACCGTCCCGCCACCAGGCGGTTCGTGTTCCGTTCTCGTAATCAACACCAGAGTACCCAACGGTCTGGGTGTTTACGTCGAAGTATTCGCCAATCGTCGGATACGCAGACGTATTCAGAACATAATACGATTCGGTCCACTTATCGTTTTGCGGGATTCTTGTGAACGTTGATGCGACGGTCAAGTAATTCGCAGAAGCATGCGTGTTGAACGTGTCTGCGTCATACACCAACACAAAATTCTGGCCGGCGTTCTTAGTTACCGGTTCCGTCAGTCTTGCGGTGATAATGCCCGTGTCGCGGTCACGAAGGTATATCTCAATCGGGTTAAATGGCATATCAGATTACCTCCCCCATTCTCTGCCTCCGCTGCGCTTCCTGGGACATCCTGACGATGTCGTTAAACTCGCGGACGCTGGACGCGTCGATCTGAACGTTGTACACGTTTCCGCCTGTTGCACCATAAACGGTGCTGTTGCTGACCGGTGTGATCGTCGGCATTGACCCGCTCAGGTCAAGGATCTCCGGGCCGCTTTCGCCGACAACAGACTTCACGGATGTGACCACGCCGCCGTTGGCATACTGATTGATCCCGTGCTGGCGGTCCCACTCATCCCAGGCTCTGGAAGATGACGAACCGATATGGTCAAGATCAAGCAGGCCGAGCGACAGTGTGTTGAGCACATCGATCAGGCCGTTGATCGCCCTCTCGATTGTAGAGATGATCGGTGTCAGGAACGAAGCGATCCCACTAAATGTTGTACTGAAGATGTCCAGCAGGCCCCCGACCACAGTCCCGAGAAGCTCGAAGACCGGAGTCAGCAGCTCGATTGCAGTACCGATCGCGCTGAACACCGTTGTCGCGATATTCTGGATCTGCGGCATGTGCTCGACTACCCAGTCCAGGAAGCTCTGGAAGTATGGCATCATCTCTTCGCCGAGCACTCTTCCTGTCGCTTGGAGTGACTGCTGAATCAGAGACAGCGTGTCTCCGAATGTTGCAGATGCCGCTACAGAATCCTCTGACATGATCAGGCCATACTGCTCGGTCTGATCTAACAGCTCTCTGGTGGCTTCCTCTGTCTGGTTCAGCAGTGGAATCATGTTCTGGCCGGACTTTCCGAAGAGATCTGTCGCTGCGGCTGCCTTCTGCGTCGCGTCATCCATTCCCTGCATCGTATAGACCAGTTTTTCAAACATTTCCTCTTGTGACATGCTGTTAATGTCTTCGATCGCGATCCCCAGGTCTGTGAACTTCTGGATCGCTGATTCTGACCCATTCTGCGCATCTGCCAGCGTGGAAGTCATGGTCTTAAAGCCTGCAGCCATCGAATCGATGTCTCCGCCTGCCATGCCGATCACATAGTCCCATTTCTGATATGCTTCTGTACTGAGACCCAGCTTCTGGGACATCTTGTCGATGTTGTCACCGTAATCGGCAACGGCTTTGGTCAGGTCGAAGAGCTTGTCCGTTATTGCAGCAACTGCTGCAACACCGGCAACGGCCCAGGCCCCCATCAGCACCTGGCTATCAGATAACTTGATGCCAAAATCGCCAAGAACGTTCTGGACGGTTTTGAATGCTGCGTTAAGTTCCCTGCCGGCACCGCTTCCGGACGATGCCATATCGGCAAAGCGCTGCGCAGTTTTCTGTGCGTCCTTCTGTGTGTTGTGCAGGGAATTGATCGCTTCGTCATTCTTGATCAGGATGTTGCCCCACAGTTTGAATAGTTCCATCGGCCTCCTCCTTTCTCTTGAAAGCGGCCTCGGCCTGATCCAGTTCTGCCCGGATCTCCGACATCGGCCTGCTGTCTTTTTTGGTCATGCTGTAGAAGTCATTAAACGAAACATAGGTCTCCTGTGTCATTCGCGGAAGAAGCGCGAGATAAAGCCTGTAAACAATCTCCTCGGCGCGATCTTCTTTGATCCGGTTGACCAGTTTATCGAAGTTCTTAATGCTCAGCCTGGAAAGAACTTCGTAGTCATAACCTTTGGTAAGCTGCACAAGCCCGGTTATTTCGTTGCCTGTACAGACCGAATAAAAGCTTCCCATTCACCAACCTCGGCGATCTGGGCGAGCCCTTTGCAAAATTCAAGGAACGGCATGCTCCGGAGCTCCTCTGCCGGAATCTCAAACGGGCCCGACAGGAACTCATAGATCTTCCTTCTGCTGGATTCCGTTGCGGCTTCCTTAATCAGCACCATCATTGCCATTCTGGCGAAGCCCTCCGGATCAGATCTGTCAGCGTCTTTCAGTTTCGAATAAACAGCAGGCAGCGAAAACAGATCTATCAGATTGGATGCGTTGAATACGTCATCGACATTTAACTTTCTCATTTGGCCTCCTTGAATTTTGAAAAGGAGCCTCCGCGAGGAGGCTTTTGATTACGATTACTGCAGGGTGTCCAGGAACTCGATCGTGTACGGTGCGGTGTACTGCCAAAGGTCAGTCTTTGCCGCGTAGCAGGCTTCGTAAACGATGTTGGCGACAACCTCGTCACGCTCCGTGAACTGCCAGTCGATGTTCGATTTAACAAATGCATTGTTCAGCGTATAGCGAACATATTTGCCGCCCTTGGTCTTGGCGATAGCGACAACCGTGTGGTAATCGGCTGTGTCCGCAACAGCACCTGTCGGCGTGACAACGCCGGATGCTTCGGAGATCGCCGGGTACAGCTTGGCGAAGTCTGCAGCGGAGATGATCAGCTGATTGAGAGACAGTGTGGCCCGCTCTTCGTCGAGGATCTCACTGTTGACTGTGTCGCCCATGTCACCGTTCGCGGCAATCGCATGGAACACGCGCTGGACCGTCCAGCTGCACGCTCCCCTGGAATAACCGAGATCGGTTCCGTCGACCGTTACCTTGCAAATGCCAAGAATGGCAAGGCTCTTATCATAAGACATTTATCTATGCCCTCCTTAAAACCGTTCTTCATAACCGACCACGGTGAACCGGACATCTTTCCGCCGGATCAGCTTGTCTGCTTCCTCGACTTCGTCCGTTGAGTCGTAGTAGAACGTATACGTGATTTCGTCAGTAGTGAATGACTTGAAGTAAAAAGCGGCTTTCACGGCTTCAACCATTTCGTCAAGATCGGTTCCGTCGCTTTCTTCGTTCACCTTGACGATGCAATTCACCGTCAGTGTGTAGTCGTTCCTCTGGAAATATGCCTGCATTTCATCGAGATGGTAGACCAGGTAATTTGCCGGCACATCATCGCTGGCTTCCACATTGTATGTTGTGTACAGTTTCGACAGTTCCGAATAGATCAGTTCCTTTTCGCTAATCATCCGGGTTCACCTCCCTGTACAATACAAGCTCGATCTTCTGGCGGTCAGTTCTGTATGTCCGAAGTACTTTATAGACGGTTCCGTCATACATTACCCGTTCTTCACCGTTGTAGTCCTCCTGGCGTAGTACCAGCGTCAGTTCCGGCTTAAGACCAACGGCGCGTGCCTGGTACGTTTCTGTCATGCGGATGCTTTCCGGATGGCACCATACCTTTTCGCCCCAGGTGATCCTAGGCTGAATCTGGCCTCTGGAATTGACCTGTGACTTGCTAAGAACGCCGAGCAGACAGCTCTCAACCATCCGCCAGCTCATACGCAGACATCCTCCATGTAGCCGCTGAACGAACCGAGTTCTGCGTTGAGAATCCTGAACCGTTTTTCCCAGGCTTCCCGCTCTTCGATTGTGTTGCCGGAGTAATTCGCGCCGGCATAAGCTTTGCAGGCTTTGATGATCAGAGGATCGTCGAGATCATAGCCCGGTTCGATTGATCTGTTCAGTTTCTCCAGGCACTCGTCCACCAGGTCGCCGATTTCGTCTGCAATGTCAGCGTCCGTTGTCGACACCCGCAGTGAGTTTTTTACTTTCGTAATGATTTCTTCTCTTGTCATTGGATCCTCCTATCATGGATGAAAAGAGGCAGATTTTTCTGCCTCTTTATCTTTTCGCTTAGGCGATGTAAGCAGCGCTCAGGTTCTTCCGCATAGTACCCTGGGCACGGAGGTAACCGGAGACGATGACATGATGTGCCTTGATGTCACGATCGGCTTCGATCATGATCGGCTGTACTTCGTTCAGGACGAAGTCCTTCGGATCGACGACAGTGACCTTTGTTGCAGCACTGTCCAGCTTGACTTCGCAGCCGAGCGTAGTGCCGATGTTGAACGGAGAGCCGGAAGCAATCGCGCCAACGATGTTGTAGTAATCGGTTGCCGGCGCATAGATAACCGGACGGGACGCTGTAACAGCCTTGCCCAGAGCGGCCTTGATGTCAGCAAACAGGTCAGATGTGGCTGTGACCTTCTGAGCAGTTGTAGCGTCTGTCAGGATCTGCGCAAAGACATCCTTTGCCAGGGACTCGCCCAGTTCGGCAGCGATTTCTTCCGCCAGGTAGTCTTCCAGAGCACCGGCGCTCATCTTTGCTTCTGCGTATGTCAGCTCAACATACTTCTCATAGTCGTAACCATACAGAACAACCTTGACGAAGGTATTGGCTTCTTCGGCCGCAGTGGCTGCGCTGTCGAGCTTCTTTGCTGTGCGGACAGCGATTGCGGTGTGCTTGGTGACTTCCATTGCAACACCGGACCGGACTGTAGCGATGTCAGCCAGGATCGGATGTGCTGTGTGAATGTTGTCCCAGATCTTGGTGTCAAGAGTCTTCGGGATTGCGATAGCATCGCCGTCGCCCGGAGCGGTGCTGTCTACAACGATGGCACGCTGCTCAGCGGTCGCATAGTTGCCCAGGACCGCATAGAATGCGTCTCTGTATTCTTTTGTTTCAGGTCCAAACATTTTCTTTTCCTCCTGTTCGGTCTTGTTGAGCTCGATTTCTGTTGCCTTGGATTCGTCGAAGGACCGAGCTTCTTCTTCCTTCGCTTCAAGTTCTGCCTTCTCGGCAATCAGGGCAGCTGAGCGCTCTTCCATTTCGGTGATTTCAGCAGACAGCTTTTCCAGATCGGCCTGTTCGGCAGTTTCGACTGCTGTGTGGATCTCCGCGGACCTGGTCTCAATCTGAGCCAGTTCTTCGTTGATCTCAATCAGTCTCTTCTGCATAGATTCCCACTCCTTTCCAGTAACGCCTTCCGCAGTTCCTCCGTATGCTTGGCACTCTCCAGTGCGGCTTTCGCGCTTTCCAGCTCGTCATGGACGCTCTCCAGCGACCGGGCGAATACTTCGGTCTGCTCATAGGCAGGGAATGTGCACACGGAAGCCTCAAGGACCTTCCCGATCGACACAATGTGCCGGGTCGGATGATCGCTCTCGAGATCTTCCCATGCATCTTTATCGACAGTGAACATAAAGGACATACCGGTAACGTCCTTGCGTTCGACTGCTGATAACACTTCTGCTGCACGCGGATTCTTCTCCACGTCCAGATCGGCGCGGATGTGCAGCCCGTCATCGCTGACGGTCAGCTGCATCGTGCTGTTCTCGTTGTTGTTCCGCGACCGCGCCAGTGGCAGCTGTGATGTGTCGTGATTCACCAGGAGGCGGACGTCCTTCAGATCCGTGCTGTCCAGCGCTCCTGTGTCGATGACTTCATCCCACCAACCGAGATTTGTACGAACACCGAAAACGATCGGTGTTCCCTCTATGACACTTTTCTGTCTTTCTTCATCTTTCCGGGATTCAAGTTCTCCTGTGAACATCCGGATCTCTTTATTCTTCTCCATCGTCGTCCCCTCCAACGTTTTGATATTCAGCCAGGTTCTGGCCGTTTGTATAGTTAAGCGAAATCAGGATCTCGTTGCCGCCCTCCTCATCGCTGAGCGGAGGATACCCGAGCATCTCCCTGTACTCGTTCCGCCGGAACAGCCCCAGCTGGTTGGTGACGCCAATCATCGCTGTGATCGCGCTCATCGGCTGATACTTAACCCGCGACATGTTTGCCTCGATTTCGTTGCCGAAACCAATCTCCCGTTCTGTGT